TAGAAGGTATCACAAACATCACTGCTAGGCTTGCACCTCTTGGTGTTGGTGTAGAGGATATAAGAACCACTTTTGTTGGCTTTAACACTGCTGCAAAACTTGCTGGTGCATCTTCTATAGAGGCTTCAAACGCATTTAGACAATTAGCACAGGCTCTTGGTTCTGGAAGATTACAAGGTGATGAATTTAGAAGTATTGCAGAACAAGTACCAACAATACTCGCACCAATTGCTGCAGAACTTGGAGTGACTGTTGGTCAACTAAAAGAATTTGCTGCTCAAGGAAAACTTACCTCTGATGTTGTTATTCGTGCATTGAAGAGAGTGGAAGAAGATGGAGTTGCGTCTTTAAAAGCTTTACTTGAAAACGATCCGACACAGGTATTCAAAAACTTACAAAATGAAATTGTAGATTTTCAAATAACAGTAGGAAAAGCATTACTACCAGCAACAAAACTCATTACAGTTGCTTTAACCGATCTCACCGGAATTATAAATGCTATACCACCAGAAATAACGTCATTTGTAGCAGTTACTGGTACTTTAATAACTGCATTTACTGTATTAAAACCATTGATAATAGGAGTTATAGGAACTTTAAAAACATTAAAAGCAATAATGATTGGAATAACTGCTACTGTCGGTGGTCCACTATTAGCTCTTATTGCAGGTGTTACAGCTGGTTTATATGGACTCACTAAATCAATAATAAATCAAAATAAAGAGCAAAAAGAATTAAATAATTTACTTGAAAATGGATCATCAAAACTTTTAGAAGAAAGAATTGCAACAGAAGAAAATACTCTTGCACAACTTAGAAATAGCGATGCCAGAGGTAATGCTAAACGAGGTATCCAAAGACAAATCAAAGAGCAAGAAAAATTAATTCAAACTCTTAAAAAAGAAAAAGATGTTAGAAAAAATCTTGAATCTAGAGGTTTTGATGTTCCAAAAGGAAAACCAAAGCCAGGT